GCATCCATATAGATGACTTCAGCATTGAACTGCATACCACCAGGTAGTGATACCCCACGATACTTGGTTAGGTTAGATCCCCACTGCTGTTTGATCATAGCAGTAGCATATCTTTGTAGCCAGCGATCATTCCATACGTCAGAATATACTGCAGGGTCTACGATCATATAAGCTTCAACTACAATATACTCACCAATATTAACTTTATTCCAATCCATATCGATGTATAGCCGATTCATGTTACGGTTATATCTGATAGGCTGTTCACCCACGAGCAATTGCTCTAGGAACTGGATATGCTGCATGGCCATATAGTACGGTACCATGGTCGTAGAAGTCAGATCATAGAGGTCGTTCAGGGCGATCTGGTATCGGATATTGAATAGATTATTGGTGGATAGAGCTTGACCGATAGGGAAGATTCTTACGGCACCGATGATGTTCTGAGGCATCGTGATGTACTTATTATCTTTATCGGTCTGAGTTACTGGACCGTATTTGTAGTACTGCTTCTCGGTACCATCAAAGTGATAGTCCCAATAGTACTTCAGTGAATCATCGATACGATCTTCGACTTGATCATCGTCAACGTTAATTTCAATTACAGGAGCACCTAGTCTGCGTAAGCAGTATGCTTTAAACTCATCTCTCGATGTGGGTCCTGCCATTAGTATCTCCTAGATCTTTTTCCAACCGTTCAGTTTGACTAATGCCGTAAGACCACTATAAGTGTTATCTACGATCATGTCAATTACTGCCTTTCTATTTATATTTCCTAGAATCATATCATTTATATCTTTCCATATAAAATTTTCGGGCCAGATTACGATCTTATGGCCTGCATCGACGACTTTCTTCATTCTCCTGATGATCTCAGGATTTCTAGGTTCATTATCATATACAAATACGGAGTGTTCATTAATGATGCTCCTATCTAGATCCGCTCCGGCCATGGCGATGGCATTAGGAATGAACATAGAGTCGATAGGACCTTCTATGATATAGTGTGTCTTATTGAGATTAACAGTATCCATACCAAAGATCTTAGGTCGATCTTCCAACATGATGGTGATGTACCTGAGCTTAGATGCCTTATCAAAGCTTCTACCTTGATAGCCAAACAACTGCCCATCCTTATCGATGAACGGGATAATCAGTCTAGGTGTATCACCATCAGTCTTTAACTTCCTTGGAATCATCGTATTGGTCCACGCAGCAAACTTAGAACAATAGAATAGCTTTGCATGGTACTCATTAGGAATACCACGATCGATGACGTATTGCTTTGCTGGATGATCGAATGCTAGCTGAGAGATCTTCTTGATCTTAAGTAGTGGAGATCCGGACTTCATATAGCTAGGTGTCTTAATTACTGCCAATTCTTCTTTTGGAGTGTCTTTATCGAAGTATGACTCTGCGATATATTCTTTATAGAGTACAGGATCTAGATCTCTAAGGAACGATGCTATGTTCCTACCTGCACCACAGTTATGGCACTTATAAATAAGATTGTCCTGCTTCTGAAAGAAGAAGCCGCGTGCTTTCAACTTATTCTTTTGACTGTCACCACAGATTGGACATCTACAGTTAGCCAAATATGGATTGTGTGTCTTTACTTTGAACCTGTCCAGTTTGGCAGATACTAGATTAGTGAACTTGATGTCTACCCAAATACTCATACCGCATACCTAATACTATTATTGATGAACCATAATTCATTATACAGTAGTAGGGGTTATAAGTACACAGTTATCTTGCGATAAACTCAAGAATCTTTGGTGCAGCTGATATCAGCCAACCTACAGTGACGGCACCGCCGATGATGATCCAACGCCACTTCTCAATGGTGCTTGTACGCTTTGAGATAGATGTAATGAATTCTTGTTGGTCCTTACGCATGTCTTTCAGTTCAGAAGTGATCCTTCTTTCTACATCATCAATTTCTTTTTTGAAATTGCTTTCCATGGTGACCATTTTGTCCTGTGTCGCGATATGCTGATTGTGTGATTCAGTTCTTCTTTTTTCTAATTCGTCATATACATCGCGATGGGTCGTCTCATGTTGAGCAATCTTTATCTCATGGATTGCTAATAGTTGTTTAATAGCAGTCGAAACGTCAGTTAGTTTCTCGATAGTAGTATCGAGTCTATCAAATAGACCAGAGAATTGATTGATTTCTCTTTCTAATACTGCGAGTCTTGTTTCAACTGTATCGGCCATGTTATTTCTTCTTTTTGTTGGACTCTTCAATAGCGGATTGGTTATCTTTAACCCACTTTTGAAGGTACATTAGTTGGTTGGCATTCTGCTGGCATCTGGCGTAATTGGTGACGATACCGGCAAGGGCTTCAGTGTCTTTAATACCAGAGGAGGTTGCATCAGAACTTCTGGTGGCGTCGGCATCACTGCCTGTGGCACTAGCGTCGTGGAGGTACACCCAGCCGTTAGACATAACAGACTGATTAGGCACATTCTTTGTAGCGGCATCAAGATAGACATATTCTTTTTCCTTGATAGTATTTGTTCGGTCTACATATTTAGTGATTACAGAATTACTAATCTCTAGATTCTTCTTTTCTAATTCAGCAATCTTTAATTGTGACTTAGCAGTATATCTTTCTAGTTCTAATTTACCTGATGCATTACCCTTGATATAGCCAAACGTACCTGCTCCTGCTATAGTAGCAGCGATGATAGCTATTCTATAAGGTAGAGGGATCAGATTAAACATCTAACTTCCTTCTAAACATTGGAGTACCCTTTTTCACGATACGCTTCTGAGCAGCTGGGAATACAGGAGGTGATTGGACATTGCCTGCTTTATCGACGACACTACCAAGGCCACCGACACCAGAACCAACACCGCCAGCTCCACCGACACCATCTTCCATGAACTGACCAAATGATTGCATCTTGGATTCTTCTAAAGAAGCTTTAGACTCATCGTTATGTAAAGCCTTCATTATAACACTCTTCATTTGTTGTAGAGTACCACTAGCACGAGTTACACCAGTTTTTTTATGATGAATACCGTAAATGTTATTACCAAATCCAGAAGCACCCATAGAACCATTGAAGATGGTATAAGGTGTCCTTTTACCTTTCCAATGAACTTCGTGTTCGCCATTGCCCATGGCAATAGTCTTAAAGTGCTCTGCGCCAGGTTTAGCAGCTTCGTCGATTGATTCTTCGTTCATTCGTTTTTTATTAGCTTCTATTCCTTTTTGTCGTTTAGCTTCTTTTTCAGATTCTCTTTCAGTTATTTTTCGTTTGGCTTCTTTATCTGCAATAGCGAGTAGTTTTGCGGTATGAGGATTATTTTTGTCCATCTCTCTCCACGCCTTATGAACATCAGGCAAAAACTCACGATGGAATCTAAGATGTTCGTCATGTCGTGGATGTCCAGGACCTACTGGTCCGTGATCTTCTCTAGGAAATCCGTGTTTCTTTAAAATAGGATATATTGTTTTTTCGTAATGAGATGTGATATGAGATTCATCTGGGTGCGTTGAAAGATGACGATAGATATGCGCACCAAGAGAAATTTCTTTTTGAGGACCAGACGCTCTATTGATTAATTCGCGATGTACATTGGCATGATAGTGTGGATCTCCATGTGGAGCTTCTACCATTTCTTCATTAATCGATTTAGTCATTAGATGTTCCTCAATACTTCTTCTATGTACGGATCAGACAACACGTCTTCACTGTTAACTTCAAAAGGTATAAATCCAATATTATTTATTTTTTCTGGCATATAACCCAGAATCTCAAGGAATGGTTTCAGCTGTGGATAAAAACTCTTTAACTTAAAAAAAAGTATTCGGCTGGCGTGAACCGGGCCGAATACGTTACACAGTACTATGATATGGTTTAAAATCAATCGTTCCTTAAGGTCACCACTCTCAATATACTTATTAAAAAGTCTTTTGATGTACTTAATTCTCTTTAGATCATCATAAAATTCTAGAGTGTCGAAGCACTGCGGGTTATCGTAGTACTTCGCACAATAAAGCAAGAAGTTCGTTTCGTCAAGTTTTTCAATCATAATATTACTTTACTAAATTATAGAGTATACGTTACATAGACAGAAGCTAATGTTGTCCCTGTACATAGATATTGTGTTTTAACTACACTGTTAACTACAGGTGTAATTGTTGCAACACCAAGACTGCACATATTAGCATTTCCACCTGTAGTAATCACTGAATTAGTAGAGCATTTAGCATATACAGTAACATGTTTACCTGTAGTAAACCCGGATAGTGTGATAGCATTAACAGCAGTAGGTGCGTATATAATAGTTTCATCTACAGAAAAATCAATAGTAACAGCATTTACAGCACCAGCATCACGAATATTATTTCTAGTACTGGATTTTAATGTTGAGAATGATACTGAATTGGTGGTAGGATATGATCCAACACCGCGAACTACTATAAACAGATCTGTATTAGATAGAGCTGTTGATTGTGTAAGTTCAGTTGTTCTAACTACGGTGTTGGACATATGCTATACTTTCAGATTATGAGTCAGGGAATATTGTATCTTCAGCATCAGCAGCTGCATTGCTCATAGAGCGCACTACTGCAATGTTTTCATACTGAATACGACCAGAGCGTCCACCGACAATAATACTATTCAAAGTTCCGCCTGAAGAAGCAACAGCATTAGCACCGAATGTGGCACCAGAACCACCAGAAGCACCACCAGTTGAATTAGCAATAGCCACAACTAGAGCAGCATTGGCAGTCGTATTAGCAACACGGCCTGAATTAGTGACAGCGAAGGTCAGTGTACCGCCAGTAGCATTTGTTGATACTGTTGCAGTAGCATTGATGAAACCAGTGTTTGAAACAGTGATTACGTCAGTGTTGTTATAACCAGTAGCTGTACCGGTATAGGTAATCAATGTGACATGCTTTTCACGGTTGAAACCAGTGACAACAACTGAATTGTTGACATAGCCAAAACCAAGTCCTGTTGATCGAATAGCTACTGAAACTAAGTTACCAGTAGCATTAGCAACTAGTGTTGCTGTAGCATTAGCTGAACCGTTAGATACAGTGATAGAATCGCCAGTGACGAAACCAGCACCACCAGAAGCGGTCATAGCAGTGATTGGTCCAGTACCTTGACGAACGATAACCCAACCAGGAGTTACGCCACGGCCTTTTACTGTTGCTTCTGTTTGGTCAACACCGAATAGACCTGCAACTTGGTTATTGACTACTGCGTTTGGTGTAGTATTACTAAAGATAGTATTACCACGATATGATGTTCCAGCAATTACGCTGGTCTGTTCAGGCGCGTTGTTTGCCCGGTCTAATTTACCCCATAAAGCCATTTGATGGTCTCCTTTGCTTATTGTTTATTTATTATAAGAGAACTCTGTATCTTTTATCTTTAACACAGGTGCTGCATGTACCTTCACGTGCAACGTTGCACCATTTTTTAATAGCTTCACAGGTTTACCAGACAGGTCAGTTAGTATGACCTGTCTGGCTATTATCTTGTCCATTATTTATTGTTACGACTGTTGAAGTCACGCTCTTTTGCTTCTTGACGTAGATCAATATTCTGTGCCATGATCTGACGGACCGTGTTCTCTACAGCGACGTTACGAAGATCAGCAGAAGCAGGAGTTACATTATGTGGTGTATCCTTAGTCTCTTCAGTCACAGTTTCAACTGACTCAGGTATACCGCTGCGAGCTAGCTTTTGACGATGACTCTTAGAGGGAACATAACCTGCAGGAACCTTCTTAGATGAACCGGTCCATGGAGGAGTATCATCATCTTCACCACGTAGCTTTTTAAAGTCATCAGCATCGATCTTACCGTTCTTGTTTTGATCAATATGCTTCTTTTGCTTATCTGATAGTTCCTCGGCGACTTCACCTGTGGCAGTAGGCTTAGGCTTACCAAACTTCTTGGTAGGAGCTACTGTAGTTGCAGTCTTATCAGTTGATTCTTTACCTAAAGTGCAGACTTCAGCAGCTTCACCTACTTGCTTAAACTTACGCTGCCAGACGTTATGATCTTTACCAGTTTGTTCACCGGATGACTTAAGTACCCAGCCTGGTCCCTTAGGACGTTGTCCGATAGGATGCTTAATGGTCTCGACTTCAACGGCTTCTTCGACTTCAACAGTTTCAGAAACGATACGTGCACTCTTGATACCAGGCTGCTTACGATAGTGAGCAACTGCAGCAAATGCCTTATCAGCATCAACAGGAACTTTTCTCTTTTGGCCAGATGCATCGATTACTTCGATGTGCTGCTTTTCTTCTTTCATTGACTTTGATTTTGGCTCGGTAAATGCGGGTTTCGGTTTTCCTTTTGGTACTGTAAACATTACTTGGGGATTGCCTGAAAAATGCTTTTCAAGAGTAGATTTAGATTTACCTTCATCAAGCTCAGATTCTTCTTTAACTTCTTGATGAGGTTTTTGATTCTTCAATTCTTTAAATGCAGCTTCTGCAGTTTTATGTCCACTTGTAAAATGTGGATCATTCTTAGCATTGCTTCCAGAAGCATATTCTATATCACGTCCACCTTTAATTGGATAAGCAACAACATGTCCTACTTTTCTTTTTGCACCGATCATAGGCTTATAATGTACATCATGCATAGCGTGACCTTCTGATTCTTTAGGATACTTAGCATCCCCTAAAGAATAACCTTCATCAAGTTCAACTTCTTCTTTTACATGCTTCTTAGCAGCTTCTACTGCACCAGCATAGTCTTTGCCCCTGCGAAGATGAAGGTTGATTGCATCTTGCATCTTAGGGGATTGTTTTGTAAAGTGTTTATCCATTGTTTCATCAAGTTCAACTTCTTCATTCTTAGCCAGCTTCTTTTGAGCTAGCTTAATTCCAGGAGCAGTTGCTTGATAAGGGATAGCAGCCTTCTTAGCTTTTACATAAGAACCCATGGTCTCTTTTGATAATTCTTGTAGATCATCTGCAGACATGCCCATCTCTACACCATGTTCGAACATCACGTCGGCTGAAGTGATATTGCCAGCTTCATCAAACTGTTCTGTTGAAGCAAGGATTTGACCCTCACCGAATTCTTCGTGATATACTTGCATAGTTATCTCCTAATGGATTATGTTCTTTGTTATTTATTGTTTTCCGGCAATGGAGGCTCTAAGCTTCCATCCTAGAGTCTTATGTGCATCTACTCTATCTTGTAAGAAGTTAGCTAGGCCGATCTCTTCAGCAGCATTAGCTTCACGATAAGCGATCGTCAAAGAGTCAATGACCTTTTGATTGTCAACTAGAAGACGCTGAACTGATACTAGAGCAGGAACTACTGCAAGTTCATCTTCAATAGTAGTAAGTTCTTTATATCGTGATAGCGCACCAGGTGCATATTCACCGATAGCTCTAATATGCTCTGCAATAGGATCTACTGCATCATGTAATTGTTCATAAATCTCACCGAAGAATGAATGGTATTCGAAGAAATCAGGTCCTTCGATGTTCCAATGATAGTTGTGTGCCTTGAGGTACATAGAAAATGTATCTGCAAGAACCCTCTTTAGTTTATCTCCTAGAATAGCCATTATCTACATCTCCATCTTCTTAATGATTGTGCTTTGCGGGTAGGTCTACCCTTTTCGTCTTTCATCGGTCCAGGCATGCCGGACATTCTAGCGCAAAAAGATTTACGTCTCTTCGCATCCTTAGAACCTGGTTCTACCTTACCGGTTACTGCTGTCTGAAGCTTAGATCCGGGATTCTTTGCTCTAAAGTGTGCAACACCCTTAGAGGTTAATCCAGCACCCTTTTCAGTAGGTCTGAAGTATCCTTTGGAGTCTGCTCCTCTGGATTCACAGAATGTTTTAAAGTCTATCATGATGGCTCTTGTTCTTTATAAGGTGTGTTGTTCACTGCACCTTTATTCTTAAGGCGCTGTTGTGGTCTAGCAACGACAGAAGGTGTAGGTGTGGATACATTAGGATATGCAGTCGGTTTATCACCGATTGATACGTCACCAAACATACCCTCTTCTTTGACCTGTGAGTCCTTGAAGTCTTGGGCAGTAGGTGCACCTTCGGAACCAGGCTTACGCATACGTTCACCAGAGCCACGCTTGATTCTCTCACGTTTGGCATGGATGCGATCCCATAGACCAATTTTACCTTCAGATACAGGATCATGTTCACCCGACATATAGTCAGATACTGTATCAATATGATCAGATGCTTTAGAGATCTTTGACTGTACCCATGCAGGTAGTTTTGCATTAGGGCCCTTGATCTTGGACTTGATATTTTTGATTCCACGTTCTGCAGTCTCTAGTTCATTCTTGGCCATACCGCCTTCATTATCGACTTCTTCATTGGTAGCTACATCATCATAGTCAACCTTAGGCTTCTTTGGCTTGATCTTGATAGAAGGAATCATGATGTTGACTGGTGTAGGAACTGAACTACCAGGATCATATGCATCTTCATCCATAGTCTGTTTGAATCGTTTCATTGCCTGACGACGTTTCAACTGCTTAGTAGTATCCTTTGACTCTAGATCTTTATCATAACCGATATCAACGGGTTTTGCGCCAGGAGCCATTTCATCTCTGACGTTAGGAATGATATATCTTGTCTCTTCGTATGGATTCAGTGCCATGCTGGATGGCATGGTAGCAGGCGCGTGTGGAGTAATGTACTTCTTTGCATAGTGCTCACTCTCGTGATCAATCTTACGAGCGTGCTTTATCTTCTTAGCAGCTGCAGATTGAGCAGTCTTACGTTCTTTCTCAGCACCAGCTCTGATCTTGAGTGACATCTTTTCGACAGGTGATAAGTACTGCTCATTGATGCCCATGTGCGCACGGACTGAATCGTACATAGGTTTAGCGATCGATGGATGAGTTCCAGCTGCGAATGCTTTAAAGTTACCTGATGCGGCGTGTGCTCTTAACTTGGATGCAGACATACCTTCTGCACCTTCGGCATCAGGATCTCTATTGCCTGCAGATATTACATTGAGATGTGGGATATAGAAGTGCTTAGTAGGATCATAGTCAGGTGAGTCAGGATGCTTATTGTACTTGCTCAATAGATTGTGGAACTCATCGACACGATCAGAACCAACGACGAGAGTACCGTGCGTAGTACCCTTGGCTGCAAGATGACGAGCTGCATCTAGAACTGTCTTTACTGCACCACCAGAATGGATATTGGCACCTGGGAACATCTTCTTCATGAACCCAATCTTTTCAGAGTGGGGTAATGGATTCTTCTTTGAATCGTGAGACTGCGATGCAAAGATGGTGTGTGATGCACCCTTGGCTGCAGCTGTATCTTGAACCTTCTTGATCAGCTTACCGTGACCTTCTTGTGTAGGTGGATTAAACCTACCGAAGGTGAATACTGCATGCTTCTCAGTTTGTTCCCTGACCGAGTTAGTGGTCGGAGTCATATCAATGTCGGTTATAGGTTGACCGGTAGCAGTCGTGCCACCCTTCTTAGAGAATTCTAATCTATTTTTAATTTTGTCTAATAAGTTGGTCATTGACTACCCCGTGTTTTCTTATATTTATATTAATTAATCTCCACCGCCACCTGAACTGCTGCTCTTACCAGGATATTGCATCTGGATAGTACCATCTGCCATACGAATAGGCACTTTATGTATTGGTATCTTCTTACCAGACGCGTCTCTGACGACCATCTCTCTGATCTGTTTAATAGTTTTCATTACTTTTTACCATGATAGTTATTATGGAATGTCTTGAGAATATGCTTAAGATGATTATCTTGAGTATCCGCATCAGCTATATTAGCACCAATATAGGTATTAATGACTGTAGGTGATGCATCTCCAGTAGAAGCACCAGCTCCTCGGACGGCTCCACCACCAATACCAGTACCAGCATAGGTCTCAGTAACACCACGCGGTGCAAAGTTAGCTCTAGAGAATTCTGCACGATCAACAAACTTAGTAGGACGATTACCTCTTACAACAACGAATCCTTCAGGTTTAGCAGGCTTACCTTTGATAGTATGATTAAATTCTGACTGTGATGATAGTGCATTAGTCAGAACATCTTTAGCCTTTTGTAGATGGTGGTGCATCTTGAGTACATTATCAAAGTGATGAGCAGTTGCTGCAACGTGTGCAATGTTAGCATTATGCTCATCAGATTTCTTTTGTTGAGAAGCTGGAGTCTTAACTGATAAGATAGCTTTAGACTTTTGAGCATTCATAAAAGCCAATAGACCTTGAGTTGATGGTTTAGATCCATCACGTACTGTACTATTGATATAGGTCTTTACTGCCATCATATGAGGTGACACAGCATCATGGGCTTCTCTTGGAGTAGTTGCAAATGTTCTAGATGCAGCATCGATATGCTTCTTGAACTCAGCTTGTTGCTTTGGTGTATATTGAATCTTATCCAGAGGGTGTTGAGTAGAGATCATATGCACATCTGAATGCTTATTGAAGTGATCTAGATTAGGAGCATACTCAGCCTTCATACCGGCAAGTGAGTCTCCATTATAGGCAGTATGTAGTGCAACACCGATTTTAGAGTTACGCGCCTTATTAGCTTGAGGCGATCCATTAGGTGCAGAGTACGTGATAGTATTAGGAGTGAAGGATACACCATTGCCATCTGAATGGATATCCTCAGGAGTGTGCATAATGTCACCTTGATAGACACCCTGTGGAGGAGTCACCTTAGGAAGGTGTAATAGAGCCGCCTTGAGTTTAGCTACTAGACCCGGTGCATGACCGTGGTTGGCTTCAATATCTTCAGGAGTATAGTTGATCTTAGGATTCTTATTGAATGCAGACTTAGAAGCCACAAAAAACTTACCGTTATCTGGGTTACGTCCAAAAATGACAGAAGGTGACCCATCGTATTTCATGGTCACCTTTGTGTCGTTCCGTTTACCTTGTAATTTGTTATGCACATCCATGAGATTATTGTACGCGTGACTAAACCCTTCATGACCAGCATTGATGACGTGGTCTTCAGCATGTTCTAGATGGGTTAGTTTTTCTTCATTGGATTCCATAGATTCAACAACGAACTGTTTAAATTTGTACATAATCAACTCCGGATGCTTGTGATCTATTTATACTAACGATGTGCACTATTTTTATAATTTTACTTTTGGTTTAATAGTTCCACTCGTTACGCGTTCAATGATAACATCGGATTTCTTGACTTCTTTAATAGCTTCAATCTTACCAAGATTTGATGGACTGTTATTGATAAAAATAACCTTATGACCTTTAAAATAGTTAGCAGCAGCGGTAGCAAATTTGTCCTCAGCTGCTGCAAATTTATCAGGAGCTAGCTTTTTCATCTGATCCATGATAGAACCAGACATCTCAGTGCGTGTACCACCAAGCTTATGCTCGGTGCGGATATTATCCAGTGCTATAATGATATCTGATAGTGGAGTAGTACCACCAAGTTTAAAATCTGATGCATATCCATCACGGCCGACCTTAACAGCCTTAATTTCAAACTTGCCATTACTTGCTACCAAATCAACGCCAGCAGATGATCCTCCACCTAGATGAGCTGAATTGATTAAAAAATAGAGTGTGACTTCACCGGGTCCAACTCCTTTTAGATTATAATTATGCATTTTGGCAAACATAGCAGCATCTTCGCTCTTTAGTTTGCTGATGATGCTGTTCAACTTATTCATATCAACAGCATCAATAGTTTGATCTAGATCAAACTTTGGGAAAAAGTGCATATTAAAAATATATTGAATCTCTTTTTTATGCTTTATACTCTCAAAGTCCGAAGCAGACAAGTTAAAAGATGTTACATGTAATGCACGTTTGATAAATTCTTTGTCCATAATTATCTCCTTTCGGATATTTATAAAATCCAGGCAGGTGCTTCACGCTTCTTCCATGAATGGAGCTTAGACTTGCCATGTTTGTAATAATTCCTGTAGTTAGTTACAGGATCATCAGAGATGATGTATTCTTTATCCATACAGCACGGGATTGGTGTAGGATCCCATGTCTTAAGATTAAGGGGTGGCGATTGGATCAGATACCCAAGCTTAACCATAGTAGCATGGCGCTTATGATAACGATGGGTATACTCATCACTAAGAGCAAAAAGATGATCAACCAACCAGCTATAGTTACTAACGGACTCCCTTGCCCAGACAGCAGAAGGATGATTAATATGAGTAGCATTATAAAGTATGTCATTACGACCGTCTCCTAGAACCCATACCTTTTTCTTACGACGTTTGCCGTCCTTTTCGAGAGTAACTTCTACCTGCATCCCATCTAGAACACGATGAGCTGTAGATAGAAGTTGTGCAGTCTCTAAAATCATCTTAACGACATGTTTATCTACTTGCTGTTGAGCAGCGATAATCGGATCAGTATCGATATAGAAGATATTAATTGTAGTTCTCCTTAAACGGTTTCATCCACGATATTAACAAATACAAACTTTTGTTCTTCTGGCCAGGTATTTAAGTAGCCATTGTCTATATCAAATAGCTCTAGATACTCTTCAGTCGTAATAGGACGAGATGCTGCAACTAGTTCACCTAGATGCTGTTGAGAGAATTCTAAGAACTCGTCATTAAAATTACCTTCAATATTCTTCTTTACTTCTGCAACTGCAGCATGTTCACTTGTAGCCTCAACTACATATCTTAGACGGTGTGTTGAGATGGTATCAATTAGGTACTTTGTCATGTTATAGCCATTCATATTGGTTATTGTCTGTCGTAAAACAGACGTGTTTGATGTTGAAAGTAGCAATGGCCCTTGAACAGCCAGAGCACGGTTTAGCCAAGCCACGTTGAAGCTTAGTGATAGATCCGGATTCATATTTGATCCTACTTATATATAACTTGCTCTTTGCAAGATCAGCAAGAGAGATGTGCTTCATAGCATTCTTGATAGCATCAACTTCGGCGTGCAGATAGATCGCACTCTCGTGTTTGGCAAAGCGCCTTTGAAATGGATGCGATTTATTCTGGTTAACACCGATGGCGATGATATCATTCTTGTACACGACTGCAGCTGCAAGTCTAGCATTAGATACAGGATCTAGTGCCTCTGCAACCTTATCGAGCATTGCCATGATAGTGTCTGGCTTCACGCAGTCACAAGAGCCCACTTTTGTACAGCAGGTTCGAAGTAAGTCTTCTTCTTACGAGCCGCCTTGATTACAGTAACAAATTCTAGTAGATGATTGTATGTGTCAAAATAGATAACTTCATCTATTTCGTCAGTATGCGAATTAAAGTCAATCATATGCAACTTCCTTTTCTACAAGATCCCTTGAGATCGATCCCACATTGCCCAGTAATCTTTACCATTCTTCAAAACCATAATCAGCTTAACATCTGGTTCAAGAGGATATCGACCATCAATTACGTCATCAATGTCAATACCCTTTGCAGTTAAAATATCATCATTCGTATGGATGTGGCCATTATTAGTCACGATCGTATATTCGTTGATCACTATTCAACCTCCTCTAGCCACTGCTTGATAGAGCCATACTTTAAATCAAAGTGCCACTCTAGACGCTCGTAACCATACCATGCAAGGTTTTCGGCTTCACCCTCAGCTTCGGCAATGATCTGGATAGCTCGCTCACGATTAATGAACTTAACGATCTGCATCGTGTCTTCAACACGAGCAACAAACTCGGAGAAGTTATGAAGCTCCTGGACACGCGCTTCATCGAGGAGCTTACTCAGCTTCACGGAGAGACGATCAAACTCAGCGTCAAACTCATTGATAGAATTAAACTGGGCAAGACTGCCAGTGGGACGGTACCCGTAGACATCCTTGAACAGGTCGGAGAAAACACTGCCGTCGTAGCTTCTAGTGGCAGCATTAATATCAGAGAGAGTCAAGAGGGTCGCCATGATCAATTTCCTTTGTTGTGATCAGCTTATATTATTATAATAAACCATTCTCAATTAAAGTACACAACTATTTTTGCAATTCGTACCATATTTTTCGCCAGTAGGCTTGAGCCCATTCAGACTTAGTGGATGCAATGACCTTCTCTACGGCCGTCAACCGGCGACGAAGGGTAGGATCTGTGATCGCAGGTCTCATTTAACTTACCTCAATATTTGAAATAGCAGTTCATGGCTCAAAAAGCCAGCTGCAAAGGCGCTGAGTGCTGCCATCCACGGTCGATCACCCCTTTTGATGTTGTACATCATAGCTGCCAGATTTACAAATAGTACGATGAATCCTATTACAAACATGACGATCTCCTAGAGGGTTAAACCGGTTGATTGCTTGATGTATTGACTAGCGACTTGGCTGTCAGTCTTAAACGAGCATATGATGATATGCATGGGGAATACCATGGTGATATCCTCAGGCGCAGAGAAGGCGTATGGCACTAGTCCAAGGCCTTGAGCACCCATCATGAATGTGACCGGCTTACGGACGTGAATTCCGTCCTCGGCCTTGGCCACGTATCGGCCGACGACCTCTTCACCAGAGGTTAGTTTTAGAGTTACGGTATCGCCTACCGTCAAGGGAGCTTGAATGAGCATGATATATCCTATTGTGCACTGATTACGTTGTTAGCCCAGTCCATGAAATCTAATTCAGCTGGATCTAGGGTATTTGGATTACTGCGATACTTATTCATCAACTCGCAGAACTTAAGCTCGACAGTGTGGATACCGTCAGCCGTGGTAGGGAAATCAAAGGTCTTGTATTCCATAATCATCTCTCCATTGCTACTATAGTTCATTATAGCACACGGATGAATTAATGTACACAACTATTTTGCGAGAGAACGAATATGCATCTCTGTGATCTTACAAGAAACCCATTTGTTGTAACTTTTATCAGAGAGCAAGGCATCCTCTTCGAAGATGAACTTAGTCTCATAGTACGAGCATTCGGTCCGACTCTTACATAGGCGGAGGATCTCGCGTTTAAACTCATGAGCACCAAAGGTCGCTACGTCAGCCTGCAGGTACTTTGAGGACCCATAGTACGTCTTCCAATCAGATTCCTTACGGTATTTCTTCTTCTTGCCCTTGACCATCTTGGTGGCTGCCAGGTGGAAGTACTTCCTACCGAGATAGTGTTTCCCAGTAGGAATATGGGTTATCCTATAGACGAACCCATACCACTTTTCAGGATCTTCGAATGGCTGACCAAAGTAGGTCCATGTCACTCTTCGTCGTCGATGTATTCAAACTCTAATTCATCTTCGTTCTCATTACCACAAAATGGGCAATACGTGACGGCTAGTTCATTAGAGATAGAGCTTACAACCTTATATTCGGAGCGACAGCTCTCGCAGAATATCCAATCATCGTTTTTCATCAGTGAGTCCCTTCAGCGTTGACAATTCGTTGATTGCACGCTGAAGGGCTTGGATCTCAACTCCCATATCGTGGAGGCCATGAGCATCTAAATTCTCAAGGAATACCTTAGCCATCTTCCAACAGATTTCTTCTCTGTCCCTCAGACTAGTTAAACGGTATTCGATCATAGAGTAAACCCTGCAAACGTGTTTTCATCAACGTCTTTATTTATGCCGCCAATTACGTAGCTGGTAATTTCTGTTTCTTGAGGAGCTACTTGTACGTCTGATCCTGAGATCCACTTCTGTGTCCATGGCAGTGGATTAGTACCGACAGACTTACCGTTTAGACCGATAGCAGCCATACGCTTATGACCGATCCACTCTACGTAGTCACATAGTAGCTGTTCATTGAGCCCGATCATCGAACCGTCTTTGAATAGGTACTTCGCCCACTCCTTTTCTTGGTCGATGACTGACTGAAACATCTGGACGCATTCAGCCTTTGTCTCTTCTGCAATCTTTGCAAACTCGGGGTCTTCTTTTGGAAGGATCTTGAGAAGCTGCTGTGTTCCTGCAAGGTGGACATTCTCGTCTCGAGCAATAAGTTTGATGATCTTTGCATTGCCCTCCATCTTCTTGACCTCAGCGAACGCCCATGAACATGCAAATGATACATAGAACCTTACTCCTTCCAGAGCATTAACAGCATTGAGACAGAGCCATAGAGCTGTCTTGTGATCATAGGTGAACGAAGGTAACGTGTTGATCGTCTTAATCTGCTGATTAAACCAGATCAACTCATCGTAGTATTTGCTGATATCGGAGGCGCAATCTCCAATTGCCTCAATATCCAATAGTTGATCAAAGACAATCGACGGATCACTATAGACGTTGCGAATGATGTGAGTGTATGACCGAGAGTGGATTGTTTCAGAAAACGCCCAAGTCTGGATCCAGGTCTCCAATTCAGGTAGCGAACAGATAGGAAGGAAGGCAAGCGAAGGAGCTCTGCCTTGAACAGAATCCAGTAATATTTGCCTTTTGAGGTTACTAGTGAAGATGTGCTTTTCATGGTCAGATAACGCCTTAAAATCTTTTGAGTCACGAGATACATCGATCTCCTCTGGACGCCAGAAGAAACCCAGTTGTTGTTGAGTTAGTTTATCGAATGCAGGATATCGTTGTTTGTCGTAACGAGCAATGTTGACTGGCTTCCCAAAGAAGCAGTTCTGCTCAGTAGCATCAAACTTGGTATTTTCGAATACTGACATTAATTCTCCAGTTAAAATATGTTATTGATGATATCGTTTACAGTACCAATGATCCAGAAGCCTACCACCATTGCAATAAGAGCAGCAGCCGTCAATGCACCAAGTTGAAGTGCACCCACTGCAAGATCATGTAAGTCATCATTAGTATAGTTTACATGATGATATTGTGTTTCTTTTGTTTTTTTGACTTTAGGTGTAGAGGTGCGCTTGCCACTACTTGATTTTATACCCTTAGATACTGATCTAGTATATGTACCCCATACGTTCTTACCAGATCTTGTAGTAGTCGTCTTACCAGTTTTAGAATTCTGACTAGTAGTATATCTACCACTACCAGTAGAACTGCTACTACTTCTTGTTGTACCACCTTTAGAATTGATGGTAGTAGTATGTCTAGTGCCATCTGCACCAGTAGAAGATCGTCTCTTATACGCCATTTTGCTTGACTATCCATTGATACGGTACAGTTCTTTCAACAATAGTACCTTTAGCCTTTAGTGTTAGATTGATCCCAGTAGTAGTGTACGCCTTTGAGAAATCTACTACCTCGAAGTTAACACCCACATCATCCCAATTATCACTGTTAATACAAATAATGTCCCCAACGTTCAACTCCTTTAAATCTTGCATGACTCACAATCTTCCTCATCTGTTGCACCTTGAGCTAGTGGCTCTTCGAACTTAAACTCACCAGCACCGTCTAGTGTGTTATTATAGTATAGTGTCTTGATACCATACTTATAGCACATCAAGATATGCTTCAGCATCTCAGATAGTGGTATCTTCTCTTCAGGATAGAACTTAGGATTATAAGAGGTATTCGTAGAGATAGATTGGTCGATCCACTTTTGTAGGACGGCCATGATAGTGATATATCCTTCAGGACTCTTTTGATCCCATAGTAGTTCATATTTATTCTTTAGCTTCTTTACTTCAGGAACGACCTGCTTCAGTACACCGTCCTTAGACGCTTTGATAGAGACCAGAGCACGAGGAGGTTCGATACCGTTAGTAGAGTTAGAGACTTGAGCAGACGTCTCAGCAGGCATTAGAGCCATCAATGTAGAGTTACGGATACCGAACTCTTTAGCCTCTGTACGTAGTGTATCCCAGTCTTGAGTAGGTGCACGTGACGTGAGCTCATCGACTTCCTTCTTATATGTATCGATCGGCATTACACCATGACCGTACTTGGTCTCATTGCTCTTAGTGATCGAACCCTTCTCTTTAGCTAGATCGATAGAGGCCTTGATCAAGTAGTAGGACCATGCTTCTGCATACTCATCGATCATATCTAGATTAGGCTTAGTATAGCTCATATCATTCTTAGCCATCCAGTAGGCTAGATTAATGATACCTACACCGAGAGGGCGGCGGTTCATCGTAGAGAGGTACGCTGCCTGTACAGGATAGTCTTGATAGTCCAATAGAGCATCTAGTGCACGTACTGCGATAGTACAAGGCTTTTCAAAGTCAGATGGCTTCTTGATCTTACCCCAGTTGATAGCAGATAGAGTACACAGAGAGATCTCACCATCAGCATCATGGATATCATTTAAAGGCTTAGTAGGTAGTGTGATCTCTGCACATAGATTAGACATCCGAATAGGCGCCTTTGCAGCGATGAAGGATCCATGATCATTGGCATGGTCTACGTTCATCAGATAGATCCGACCAGTATCCTTACGCTCTTGGACGAACGCAGAGAATAGGTCGATAGCAGAGATTACCTTCTTACGTAACTTAGTATTCTTTTCTGCCTTCTCGTATAGATCCCTGAATAGATCCACATCAGTAAAGAAGGCATTGTACAACTCAGGAACATCATGAGGAGAGAATAGCGTGATACTACCATTGGATAGAAGCCTCTCATACATTACCTTATTGAATTGTACACCATAATCTAGGTGACGTACACGGTTATCTTCAGTTCCTTTGTTATTCTTTAGGACTAGAATGTCCTCGACTTCAAGGTGCCAAATTGGGTAGTAAAGCGTTGCAGCTCCTCCTCGAACTCCCCCTTGGGAGCACGACTTAACAGCGCTCTGAAAATGCTTGTAAAAAGGAACAACTCCAGTATGAGAAGCGTCACCGTTCCTAATAGGAGAATTAATGGCCCTAATACGACCAGCGCCAATACCAATACCAGCTTTTTGACTAACGTATCGAACAATAGACGAAGCTGTTGCATTGATTGAGTCCAGAGAGTCGTCAGTCTCAATGAGAACGCATGAGGAGAATTGCCTCTGAGGAGTTCGTACGCCTGCCATGATAGGAGTAGGCAAACTGATATCAAAAGTAGATACTGCATCATAAAATTCCTTTACCCATTTCATACGGTCTGTGGTATAAGAGCTGAACAGCGTCATTGCGATCAGCATGAAAGACATCTGAGGAGTCTCATAGAACTCTCCAGTAACTCGGTTCTTTACTAGATACTTACCACGCATCTGCTCCATAGCAGCATAGGTGAGAAGGCTATCACGGTCATGGTCGATATAGTTGGCGAGTTCTTTCCATTCATCATCTGAATATGCTCCATCTAATGCTTCATCATAATAGCCTGCACCCACTACATTGATATAGTGAGCATACAGACTGTTAGGTTCATAACGACCATAGACTTCCTTACGGAGATGATAGTTGATCAGGCGACCGGCCACGTACTGGTAGTTAGGTGCATCTTCAGAGATTAACTCTGCGGTCGCCTTGATCAATGTCTCTTGGATATCAGTAGACTTAATGTTATTGTAAAATTGGATCTGAGACTTGATCTCGATCTCTGATGCAGATACACCAGATAGACCCTCACACGCATTGGCCACTACAGCATGAAACTTATTTAGATCTAGAGGTTCTTTGAGGCCATTACGTTTAATCACATTAATCATTAACTGTTTCCTTATTATACATCACTTAATTTGTCTAAATCTTTTGCAAGAACATACATAGTATCGAGACGGTTTATCTTCTTCCAATTGACATATCCAAACTCAGCTAAGAACGTATCAACATTATCTGATGTACTCTCTACGATAATGACTGGCTTACATCGTTCAATAGTTTCCCTTGCACCGACCAGAGCATCATACTCAAATCCTTCAAGGTCTAACTGCATTAAGTCAATATCATCAAGACCAAGAGAGTCGATAGTGATCATTGGAATATAATACTTATCTTTTGTTTCAACGACACGATTCATTCCAGTATTATTTGGATACTCGCAGATGCTTTGCATCTTACCAGGTTGTTTACCTAAGGCCACGTTCAACTTAATGATATTATTGCCTTGACAGTTATTCACCAAGCAATAAAATGAAAGAGGATTTGGTTCACATGTAAAAATCATGTCAAAATATTCAGTGAGCATATAAGGATAAAGACCACAATGACCTCCTGCTTGGAAGACACCACGATTCTTAATTATCGACTTTTCTTGTAAGATCTTAATTAAAGGTTTGATTGTATGAATGTAGTCATGTGCAATAATGCCCCATGTGCTACTATCATCATTAGGCCATCTGAACTGATGTTCATCCTGTCTAATATAGGTAGATCTTTCATAATTTTTATTCAATTCAACTCACTCCTCTGTTCATATTCTTATAATACACTATGCAACATTATTTGTACACAGCTTATATATCTACACACCATGACCAGTGTTTGGGTCACTATCTGGAAACGGAGGATAAATGATCTTTGGTTTAAAGACAGCTATCTCGTGTTGCCTTCTAATATAACCTGTGCATTGATAATATGTCCATTGAGGTATGGGGCGATCATAATCAACATTAATAGAATCGTACCAAAACCCTAAAAATCCTTTATGTTGTACCTTCCATGATCCATCTAGTTTTTCTTTAATTCTATACTTCTTCATCGTCAACCACCTTTCTCAATGTAGTCTTTTCTTCTGTTACATCCCAAATCAATTTGGTTGTTTCATCCCAACCTAAATCTTTTATCAAATCATCAGGAAATTTTATATATAGCTCTCCATCGAGTCCTTCACAAACTTCGGCTGTATAAATGTCAGTCATCGTATACCTCTTCTGCCCAATTAATTACACAAAAATCTGCTATACACATTTCTATGTCATTTTCTGTGTTACGTAGTTCGCCAAATTTACGTGTCATTAGTTCTTTCCAAGTAGGAAAAAATGTCTTTATAATTTCTGTTTCGGTGATGATTAACGCATCATCATTATATTGTTCATAATATTCAAACTTCCGTTCAGCCATCACTCGCCTTCTTTCATTTGCTTGACGTGTTCTTTTTTCAAAACAGATTCTTTGAAGTTTACAAATATATCTTCGACAAACTTTCCATACATAAAAGCAAATGTCTTTTTGCCTTTGAAGTTTTTATTGCCGAGGTTTCTACGAGACATTCTATTCTTCACTCTTCCATGCACGAAACGTAGGTACAGCTTCTAATGTAACAAGATAACAACCAATAAGTGTGGCGTCTTCGTTCCAAAGCCAGATATGACATGGCCAAGAAGCTTCCCACCCACCATGTTCGTCATAATAATTTTCGGCAGCTTTTTCAGCCCACTCAGTAATATAATCCAGCCCATGGTCGGCTTCGATAAAAAGATAATCGTCAAACTCTGGTTCTAATGTATAGTAAATCTTAATCATTCTTCAGTGCCTCAATAATATCAGGAAAGTGAATACCAATGATTTCCCAGCACTGTTCAGCTACGATACGATGTTCCTTTTGAGTAGCAATATCCATCCTTAGCTGACAATAATGTACCCAGCTACGAAGTGATCCAGCCATGATGATTGTTGATTCGGTATTACCTTCAGGAAGTACAGCACGAGCCTGTTCCTTCGCAATACCATTATCAATAGCCCAACGATAAGAGATAATAGCTTCAGCCATAGACTTACGCTGCCTCATATTCCATTCTTCTTGGAGACGAGAGTCTTCAGTCTCTACTGAGTTCTGTCGATTCTTTGGGTCTTGTAGCCTGGCTTCCCGTGTGACAAATCCCAAATCCTTTGTTGGATCGGCATATCTTTGAGAATACTCTTGGAATGAGAAAGAACGATGACGCAAGATTTGACGGGCAATGTCCCTAGTTGTCTTGATCTCCATCGAGACGTGGACGATCTCAAGAGGACTCCAGTGATTATTGTTGATCAGATACTTAACTAGCTTACCAGCAGTCTGTGTATTGTTCTGATTAGATGGGTTAGATACACGAGCAGCCCAAGCCACTAGTTCGTTTGCAGAGGTGCAGTCGGTGTATGCACTTGGCTTTGTAATACCGATTAAATTAACTTCACTCATTCAAAACTATCCTCTTCAAACATTTGTTCGTCAACCCAAGCCAATGCTTCATTGTAATGATGCAGACCGAATGGGGCACGACCTTGCCAAATTATATTACCGTCATTTACTGTGTCAGAACCATTAACATATACTTTATGTTTTTGAGGATCATAGATTCCTCTCCAAGACCCATTGATGACTTCGAATGTGATACACCCATCTGGCAACACACTATGTTGTTCGCACCAAAGAGTTGCCTTACCTTTACCGTCGTCTATTACAAACTGCATTATACTATGTTGCTTTCAAAAAAGTGGGACAAGATGGTCTAGGACAAACATATCCTGTTATCATATCAAAGTCCATTGAACATCTAGAACATCGGTTTGCTTCGTAAAGCCACGGATCAATCTTTGGAAGTGTAGGTT